ATATACATATTCAGTATTTAAATAAGGAGAAGTATTTTGTACTTCCAATTTAAATTGAGATAAATCAATATCTCCTGGCCCATCTGGATTATCCTCACCTTGGCCAGATATCCTAATAGTAGCTGAAGTTAAGTTTAAGGGTATTTCAGGAGGTGCACTAATCAATATAGTAGGAATATCAGGTATCAAAGTAACATCTTCATCCTCAAAAAACTTTACATGTATAGGTAAATACTTATTCAATATCTCAATAAGAGCTTTTTTAGCATCATCTAGTGTACCCATTTCCACCAATAAATCATACATTCCTTTAGGAATATAGATATTGGCTATCATATGTATACATGACCAACAATCTCCATATCTCCAACCAGCTTTTATTTCATCGTAAGTACTGTATACATTATTATAACTAGCTATAATCAAATCTATGGTACTTACATCTCCATTACCAGAAGAACTACCTACTTCCTTTAATTCAAATCTTACTCCATAGAATCTTCCTAATACTGTATAGAAATCCTCTGTACACCTTATCTTATATAAGGATATGGCATATTTTAATATTCTTCTAGTATCAGCCTTGGGAAAACTCCTTGGGTCATTTAACCATTTATAAACATTTTCTTTAGAATAACTTGAATCACCTACCAATACGCCATAAGCATATGGGATATACCCAAAATATTCCCAAATATAGTTTAGAAATATACCGGGTGTTTTATCTATATCAATTATGTCTGTGAAATTATCTATCTCTGGTATAACTTCTTTATCAAAATACTCAGAACATATATCTATAAATCTCTCTAATATACCTTTCCCATTTATATCTTTATAAGTATCTTCTACCTTATATTCATATGGGAAAAGGTGAGTAAAGATATAATCTTTAAAACTTTTAAACGACTTCATGAATAGTAAGGTTTATGGTTTCTGATTTAAATATTGGGATATTATAATTCATGGGTACTAAATCCATGTTCATCTTCTGGATAAATAGGTTATACCTATCCCCTACATTGTACCTTAAACCACTAGTACTATCCCCAATAGTAATTGTAAATCCCACATTGTCATTGTTTACTGTTAGATTCTGACCAAATTGACCATTGTGGGTTTTTTGACTGGTATCAGTTATCTTGTAACCATTCTCTAATATAGTAATAACCATGGTTTCACTAATGGAACCCCCCACACCATTAAAGTAATTCTGAACAAAACTACTAATATTTAATTCTGGTGAAGTATTTGGATTATCTATAGGAGTTGGGTACCCTAATAAATACAATTTATTCAGATTTAAATAATCCACCATGCTTTGATTATCAATTAAAGCATATATATCAGATAGCCTAACTACTTTATTTATATCTGAAGTATTATAACTATAGGCTTCTATTAAAGCTTTCTTTACCTGGTCACTTATATCAGTTTTTGTAAATGACCTTCTACCATATATATCAGCATCAATATATATCAATGCTCTATGTGTTGATGATACAGATAGATTTGTAGTTATAATTTTTGACTTGGATACATAATCTAAAGTACTCTCTCTTAAAGCCAAAGAAGCTTCTCCACCACCATCTGGTGTAATGTATATATCAACATATTTCCCACATATATAATTTACGTAGGCTTTATCTACTCCAGGAGCCATCTTAGTTATAGCCTCAAAATCCTCCTTAGTTATAGCTACTCCCAAAGTTTTTATAGAAAGGGGTACATGGTGCTTCAACATATCAAAATCTTCGTAATCAGAACCTCCAGATGCAGGATTAGTATTTATCACTTTAATATCTGACTCTATATCCAATATGCTACTTGGTACAGTATTAAAAGAATTTTCTTCTATATTGCCCAAAGAACCATAAGTCAAATAATATACTCCCTCTACTTTACCGTTTAAATTGGGTTTCATACCAAAAGAACCATCCCCAAAAATTATATAAGGTTTTAAATTTTGGTCTAACTCCACTTTATAAGTTTTATCAATTGAAGAGGAATATGCAAAGGTGTCCACTAAAATCCAAGGTTCATTATCTATATATAAAACCATTGAACCTTCCATGTATTTTTTATCAGCTGGTAAATCGCCTAAATATATAATAGGGTTATTAGAAGTAATATTCCCTAATTGAATCCTATTGGGGTCACCCACTTTCTCTTTTTGTACTACTGGTATTTTTATAGAATAAGTACCTTTTTCCCAAAGTACCGTTTTGGATACTAACCATTGTTTACCATCAATGGAATTGAATACTGTATTTACTGGTATGGTTATATCAGTAGAAGTAGGTTTATTATTACTCTTATATAAAGTCAAATCCACTGAAGATGGGATAGCACTCTTTATATGGTAATCTACCAATTTACTATGCTTATATAAAGAAGAATATCTCCTAGCAGTAGGGAAAAAAGTTTCCCTTGCCATATTATCAATATAGTAATGGATAACTTCTGCTATAGCAGCAAAAATAGAAATTATTAATATAAATATATTACCTTCACTAAAATCAGTTATTTCTGGTACTCTATTTCTTAATTCACTAATCAGTTTAGCCTTAATATCATTATAAGACCTTTGATATGGTGTTAACCAAGGATTATTAGTTGCCATAAGTAGTAGTGTTATTTAAAGGGTTATATTCAAAATTAAGTTCTTCCACTGATTGAGAGTTGTTTACCATATATCTTAAATATATATGTATCTTTTCGTTATCTCTGGTTGTTTGTACATCTATAGCCTTTACTCTTGGTTCCCAAGCTGATATACCATCCTTTATAAAATCCCTTACTAGGAACGATAAAGCTTGGGTGTTAGGTTCTTCTATACATTCCCAAGTTCTAGAACCAAAGTTTTCTTGTCTAAATCTTTGACCTAGTTGAAAGGTTAAGATGGCTTTTATATTCTGATTTATTAACCTTACATCCCCAGATATTACTCTCCATGAGACTTTATTTACTTGAGTACCATCTGGTAATGTTACTTTCTCTGGTTTACCATCTTCCCCCATTATAGTAGTTAATTCTATGGGAAAATATGCACCAGAACCAATTGAGTTGAGTTGTTTTAAGTTCATGGCTATATTTTTTAATGTTTTACTTTAGTATCTTCAATATTAACCATCCCATCTACCATCCAAGCTGTTACCTGAGTACCGGAACCAACAGTAGCCAAATCAGTTTGTATGGAGGTGACTAAATTTCTTAGAGAATCCACATTAACCAACCCTCCATTACTACCCCCATTTAAAATTGTATCACTAGAATTGATGGTCAATTTATCCCCACCATCAATAGTTATCGAACTACCATCAATAGTTATCGAACTACCATCAATTACTTGTATGGTTACTTTTTGATTTAATATAATGGTTAAGGAACCATCCACTTCACTTATATAAATCTTATTACCAGTTGGAGTCACTAAACCAACTGTATCATTACTTTGTAATTCTTCTGGTACCTCTCCTATTCCCCAACTATGATAAGACCATATTGGTCTCATTGGGTCACCCATTTCAAATTGTACCCAAACTATATCTCCAACTCTAGGGATTAACCACTTTACCCCTGAATTTATACTACCTGGATTATTATATGGTCTTGCCCATACTTTAACACCATCATGTATAGAAGGTATTATAATAAGTAATTTACCGATGTTATCAGAATCCTGATTATCCAATACTACTCCACGATATATTGAATAAAATCTACCGATGTATTCTATACCATATTTTTGAATTAATTCACCTACTGTCATGGTATTAATTTTTCTCAAAAGTAACTGTATCTACTCTAACTATATTGGAATAATCAATTTTATCCCCTTGTTCAATATAGTCTACATTAAAGTCCTTATCTGCTTTATATATAGCATATGTACCTGGACCTTCTTCTATGGCTAAAAATGAATAACCAGGGAACTTTTCTTTATATTCCAAAAGAGTATTCTGTAATACTGGTATTCTATCATAAGCACCAGTTTTTAATGATTCTTTAGCTATACCATTAATATCTGCCATAGCCTTTTGAACCACTAAATTTGCCTTTATTACATTCTTAGATACTGGAATATCTCTTTGTATAAATTCTATATCACAAGTATATCCACTACCACTATTGAATTTATGGGTTACCTTTTTAGTATACCAAGAACCTGAATACTTAGAAGATACATTTTGTATTTGTATATTCATAGATGATTCTATACTTGGGTCCCCTACAACCAAAGCAGTAGCAGTAACCTGATTTTTAACCACTTCTTCTATATCATTACCCATAGAAACTCCAGAATTAGGTGTCACATCAGAACTTAAAACTCTGGCACCATTTATTGGTACAGTAACTGTAGCTTCCCTAACTATGGTGATGGTATCATAACAACCTATTGGTGTACCATAATCAGTTTTTAATCCAGATTGATTTCTGGATATAATTTCTATATTACCTTGCTTTTTTAAATGGTTGTAACCCCTATCCCAAGAACTTTGTCTTTCAGCATATACTTGACTTGGGTGTATATAAGCTCTACCCATACCAGCATTACTTAAAGAATTAGGTGGGTTAGGGTCATATCTAGTAGGGTCTATAGTTTCTCTTAATTTAATTTTACGTTCTATAGTAAAGTTACCCAATACATTGGTATCATGAATAGCTTTATCTAGAGTAGAATAAGTTTGTGGGTCTTTTAAAGATTCGAACCTACCCCTCAGTTGTTCCATAAAAGCATTAACTTCTTCTGAAGTTAATTGTGGGTCTGCTGATATAGCTTTTTGAGCATCTGATATACTAGAAAATTCAGGTAAACTATCATATTCTTCTTTAGCTCTTTGTATCTCTTGCCTAGATACTTCTTGCCTTTTTCTAGTATTCTCTAATACCTGTGGGTCCCAGATAGCATACTCATCATACAAAGGTCTATTAGATAACCTGGTCCTTGGGTCACCCGCATTGGGGTCTGGATTATTGCCAAAGTCAGGGCTTGTATCTAACCATTGTCTACCTGACCAATGTATAAATCCATCTACGTTATCACCATTTATATCTACTAAAGTTTGAGCGGTGGTTACATCTAAATCTTTAGTATCTGGGTCTATATCAGCTGCTTTAGATATTTCAACAGAAGACTTTACAAATTTAGATTTTACTTGAAACCTTAGTAATTCACCATTACCACCAGCATAAGTATATACTTTAGTAATAGGTCTTAATTTTTTCTGATTATGGATATTTAATGTACCATCTCTACCATCTAGACTCCATGGACCACCAGGTATATTCCTGGCTATTTGTTCTAATTGCCCACGTAAATTCTTAGAACAACCACTTATTATTATATTAGTGGCTCTATCATGCTTATGTATAATCTCTTTAAAATCATTTGGGAACCTTTCAGTTAACTCTTGATTCTCAGGGGTATATTCTAGAATTTTTATACCCACACAATCTGGGTCATTTTTATCTGGCTCTTGAAGTACCTCATAGGGGTTAAAATTACTACTCCTTAGAGCTTCTACATCTATTTTTGGAGATGACATAACAAAATTATTTTAATCTTTGCAAATCCTCACTTTTTATCACTCTTTTTGCAATAACCTTTTCAGCAACAGTAGCAGAAGGATTATAATCTACTAATTGCACACCAACTGGACTACCATTTAACAAGTTTTTTACATAATCAAAAAACCCATCTGATTGAGGGTAATAAGATGATGGAGTATTCTTCAATAAAATTGAAGAATCAGCAAAGTTTATAGTAATATGAGTACCTTCTTGTTGAAATTCTACCTCATGACCTATTATTATTACCGTTCTTACTTGACCACATTTAGGTTTTTCTGAAGGATATATCCATCCCCACTGTAATTTAATGGGCATCTGATACCTTAGTTGTGGGATTGAGATTAAATCTGGGTTATTAGTTTCTAATATAATATACCCAGTATCCTCTTTATCTTCATCATAAGAATATTCGAAATCAGTACAAAAAACTCCAATGGGTAAATTACTCAATGGGTCAATAATAGCATTACCACTACCATCAAATATGGCCAAATAGGGAGTACCCGTACCATCCTGTAATATTGGTTTACTATCTTGTTGTATTTCTGAAGCCATATATCAAGGAATTATAATTTCCATCCCTGCTTCTAATTCAGTGAATGGATTATATATAGAATTTGCATCAGCTATCTTACCCCATAAACCAGAATCACCATAGTATTTATAGGCTATGTTTTGAATTGTTTCCCCTTCTAATACTGTATGTACTCTAGTATCTGGGCCTAAAGTTATATCATATGGAATTCTTTCTAAAGTAATGTCTCCATTGTCATATTTGATAACTCGAGCATTACTATATGGACTTATATTATTTGAAGCCATGATTTAAATATTATTACCAGTATCAGTTTGAAAACTGATACCTTTGGTTTTCTTTAATAATTCTTCTGGTATAATATCTAAATGAGTCCTATTACTAGGACTTACCCTTTTAAAGGTTAAACTTTGAGTAGCAAAATTGGGTAATAGTTTTAAATCAGTAACACTATAATCTGCATCCGATACCCTTTGACCATATTGAGTGTGTTTATAAGGAGATGTTTTAACAGCATTTTGAAAATGTGTTAGTGTATAAGGGGCTGACTCTAATATAAATAAATCGTTATCAAATAAACCAGAAGTACCCCAAAGAATATTTAAAGTTGGTGGTGCATATAAATAACCATTGGCTTTAGTCCAAGACTCTAATAATTTACATTTTGCAATTACCTCTTCTCGGTTATTAGGGTCACTTACATACCAAGAAATATCAAAAGATATTGTATCCTCACCCCCAGTATACATCATGAATGGGTTATTTCTACCCATCGATTTAACACTTACCCAATATGATTGTGGGTTTACTGATAATTCATTTGGTCTATTCTGTATTACAATAGATATAGGGGGGGATACATTCTTATTTATAATTATAATCTGATTATTTATTTCTTGAGAATTTGAATGGTTGATTTTTGTGTAATCAGTAGATATAATTGGGCTCTTACCAGTAGACATAGCTACCCTCCTACTAGAAGACCATTTGTTTGAAGATTCAGCTATAGATAAAGAATTTTCTCTAGCATAATGATGGTTTATAAAATCACCAGACGTTGAAATAGAATTATCCTTGGGCATCGGAGAAGTAGCCCTATTTAATAAAATCTTAGTCCTCCAAAGTTTATTTAGAGGGGAGGTAAATACCCTCCCCGACTCTAAATCCACTAATTTATTAGTTATGGACCCTATGCCTTTACCTATGATACTTGCCATGATTAGTTAATTATTTGGTAGCTAAACTAAGGTTTATATCCTCATTATCTTCAGTAATTATCTCCCTTACTCCTTTTTTACCATCTACATTTATAGTAACATGAGAAGTTGGCTTTATTTTTGGTAATTGTTCAGCCCAATACATCATAGCATTATATAACATCCTTACCTCTTGAGTAAGTGTTAAATCTTTACCATTTTTCTGTTTATCAGATTCTGATTTATATCTATCAGCTAAGGTATAGGCTGAAGTAGTATTTTCTTCTAAGGATTCAGAATTTTTCCTTAACCCACTCAAAATCATTGGTAGTATAGTAGATACCCCCATAATGGCTATTCCAATAGGACCTCCTAAAAAGCCTAATAATTTAGAACCAAAACCAAGTAATACTTTACCAAGACCATTAGCAGCAATATTTCTAACTAAACCTCTACCAGCTGTAGCTGCTATGGTACCACCCATAATACTTCTAGTTAAGGTACTAGCACTAGTATTTCTTATAGTATCACTAGCCACTTTCCTATTAACAAATCTACCAGTTTTAGCATCTATTGGTATACCAGCTTTATTATACCTTATCCCTCCAATCGGTACACCAGTAGCTTGCATTACACTAGCAGTTGTATTGGATAATATACCAGCTTTCCTTTGAGCAATAATTGCTCTCTCCATATCAAGGTATCGTTTAGCACTTAAAGTAGCTCCATTCCAACCACCTATAAGTACTGAAAACATTCCTCTACTAGTAATCTGAGAATCATTTTTCAATAATACCCATTTAGTCCTTATGATAGTTAAAGCAGAGCCTACAGTTAATAATGCAGTACCTATAGTAATTACGGATGATATCAAAGTACCTAATACTGGTGTAGCCAATATATCCCTTAACCATCCAACTACTATACCTATACCTTTAAATATGGGTGATAGAAATGGTTCTACAGCTTCTGTAAATGTAGTTCTTAGGTTTTCCAAACTAGACCTCATAATATCCAGAGAACCAGCTATGGTATTCATCCTTTTCTCAACTACACTTTCAGCAAAACCTTGAGAATCATTTACTATTTTACCTAGAAGTTCTCTATAACCATCCAGGTCTCTCATAAGAGCTACTGCTGCTCTATTACCCCTTACACCAAAGATATCCAAGAATACAGCATTTTGTTCAGTAGAGGTTAAATTAGCCGTGGCTTTTTGTAATTTTTCTAATATTATTGAAAAATCCAATAAATCACCTTTAGCATCAACAAAATCCTGTTTAGATAAACCTAATCTAGCTAAAGCTTTACCCCCTTTAAATGAAGGTTGAGATATAGACTTATTTAAATACCTAACCATATTAGATAATGCAGTACCAGCCATAGAACCTTGTATACCAGCATTACCTAAAGTACCAATCATAGCAGCTACTTGTGGTAACTCTTGTTTTAAAGTTACCATATCTGCTGCAGCATATTTAATGGATTCAGCTAAATCCATCATTGATATGTTAGAAGATAAGGCTGCTTTTGTAAGTTGGTCTCCTACAACACCTGCAGCTTCTGAAGCTTCTATTTTAAAGGTTCTCATAATATTGGTGATTAAGTCAGCAGTACCTCCTTTACCACCAAGTTCCATACCAGTAGCCCCAGCCACAAAAGCAGCCCCTTTAATCATATCATCTATCTCCTTGGCAGAGTTACCTGCCATGGCTAGATATTTCATACCAGAAGCTATTTCCTTTGAGTCAAACATAGTTTGTAAACCTAATGTTTGAGCTGTATCACTTAGCTTCTTTAATTGAGCATCAGTAGCTTCAGTTATGGCTGATACAGTGGTCATGGTATCAACAAATTCTGCACCCTCAATTACAACATCCGAGAGTGTACCAGCCATACCTATTGCAAAACTACTAACTCCATTTGCAATACCTTGTAAAGCAATAGCATTAGCATTCACTGCCATTTTAGCATCATTATGTAACTTCTTTATTACACCAGATGCTTCTCTAGCTTGGTTAGAAAACCTATCTTGTAAAACTAATGCTATGCCTATTTCTAATTGTCCAGCACCTGGACTACCACTTGTATAACTTGCCATAACCTATATATTTATTTGGGGAGTTTAGATTTTAGAGCTTTATAATACTCAGAAGCCGACTCAAGTAACTTAAGTCGGCGCCTAATTGGTAAATTAGCTAGAGTAATATAATCTATATATATCTCAGCATGTTGTAGATATACAAAATCATCCTCTAAATCTCCCCCGGATAGAAAAAACCTTTTATAGCTACTACACTTATTTGTTCACTCATACCTGGTACATTGGGGTTTTCAATAGTAGTTATACCATTGAATATAGGGTCTAAGCCTAATACATTAGACCTTATCTCTATCATATCTTTTACAGAAAAAATATGAAAAGAGGTTACTTTTTCCCATTTACCATCTACCTTTACCCTAAGATTTCTAGCTACCAGATTTTGGTTCTTTGTACCTTTTTCTAATGGTAGATTAACTACATAAGATTCCCCTTGTGCAGTAAGTAAATCAAACATCAATTCTTTACCAGAACCTATTGTAAAGGTTATATCTTTGGTTATTTTTTGTTGGGGGTAGTATGGAATAGCATTAGGCTTAGCTTCCAATTCTTCATTAGTGGGCATTTTAGAATAATCAAAAAGGAATTCTTCTAAATCCTGAGAATAATTCACTATTCCCCCATTATTTTTGCCCCAATCATGCTCAAAATCTAATTCTTTCCCAATAGAAAATATCCTAGATTGCATCAATATGCAGTACCTATCCAAAGCAGGCATGAGATTATGAACTTCTTCTGGGGTAAGTCGCCCATTTGTTTTACCCATAAAATCAGTAGATACTACTATACCAGCAATAAATCTAGAAATATTCATTAATTGCTGAGCTTCCACTGGGTTAGATAATATATCATCATCTGCACCATTTTGCTCCCTTATTGTATATTTATAACCAGAGGGAGCAGTAAATTCTAATTTGTGTCCTTCTAAAATAGCGTCCATAATGTTAACCTTTTGTTGAGTTGATTTTTTAAAGTAAAAAAGGGAGAGTTCTTAATTGAGCTCTCCCTTTTGAAATAGTATAATTACAGTTTTTCGCAAGTACCTACGGAGAACTCTATCTCTTCTATAGTATTATCAGAACTCATCCTATCTAATTCCTGACCATTTACTCTAGTAGGCCAAACTTCGGTACAAGTCCAACTGTTTAGAATTGATACCCCATCTTCAGCTAATTCATTTATCAATACAGTTTCCCAATATTCTGAAGGAGTTAATCCTCCACCTAATAATAAATCTTGTACTGACATTAACCAATCCCATAACCAAGTATCGGAACCAGATGTAGTTTCCAATTTAGTAGCTGTTAAATTACCAACTGAAATCCTACCACCAGTTTTTACATCCCTGTTTATATCACCATGAGATACTTGTTCTATGGTAATCTCAGGAATAGTTACACTCTGAAATAAATAAGCATTTATAGGGTGCTTTACAAATACTATTTGCCACAGAAATCTTTTTCGTGGGTTCTTTACTTTTGCAGTAGCCATCTTTATTAATGTTTTTACGTAGTTAATTATTCATTAGATATATCAATACTACCATTTACAGAATCTATGATTATATCAATAAGAATATCCTGTAAAGGTACAATATCCTTGTACTTAAGTACAATCTTATATTTACCTGCTCTTACATCAGCTTCATTATTTACTTGAAGGTCTTGGTAAGATGTAGCATCCTGGTCTCCAAGCCATTCATAGGAAGAAATGGCATTGTTAGTTACCAAGTCATCCATAATCTCTTTACCCTCATAATAAATATTCTTCCAGGTAGACCAGGTATTAGGTTCTTCTAAATAACTTTCTAATATGGGTCTCAAATTCTTTTTAATATAAAGATTCAACCTCACTATAGAAAGAAATTTTTCTGAATCATTCTTAGGGTGAGAGGTAAACCCATGCCATAACATAGTACGTTTACCCTGAGTTCTAGTATCCTTGATTACAAACAGGTTGAAATACCACTCTGCTAAGGATTGAAGTTCTTCTATATTTGCAGGAGAACCAAGATTTTCCATCACTGGACCAAGAGCATCAGCAACTACCCCCCTATTCATACCAGAGAATGAATACCAAGGTCCAAAATTAGTTGCTGATACATCCCCTAAACCAATTACTGTACCCAATACATCGCAATTTTGTAATGAACCATTGTCATTATAATATTTTATACCACCACCAACAAATACCACTGATTTACTATACCCAATAGAAGGTATCATGGTTTTAAGTTGAGATAAAATGGTTTCTACTGTCTGGATATCACCAGAAGATGTATATTTAGGTACTTCAACGTATAATACCTCCTCAAAGACTTTAGAAACATCCTTAGCTATATTAGAGTATACCTCAATATAATCTAAAGGAAGGTGTTGGTGTACGTGTGAACATATTAACTGATAAGAATCATCATAGGCTTTTATAGCATTATAAGCTTTTATCCAGGTATCAGCATCAGAATCACCACCATTGCTACCCTCATTTATAATCATATAAACTGGATTGGTATTAATAGTAGTACTACCAACCTGGATATCACCATACCAGTTTTGGTAATCTCTTATAGTACTGATTACATCATCTATTGTTTTTATCCTATTAGCCAAACTCTCTTCTGTAGCAGAAGCTGACTTAAATACCAATTTAATATTGGGTACATTATTTACAAAATCTTGGAATACCTGAGGCTCTACAAATGGTGTGATATCCTTGTTACTAGAACCAACACTGGAGAATAACAGATTATTAGCTAATATAGATGAAGAAGCTATCTGGTCATCCTCGGTAAATCCAGTAAATTGAGTTATGTATATTTTGTTTATAGGACCACCATTATTAGTTACTCTTAAATAGAAATTTCTATTTAAATTATAACCAGTAGTATCTAATACTGGACTACCAGCTTCTTTGGTATTAATATTTAATACCATTGAAATTTTATTGGTAGTAGTTTGGGGGTCAGTTAATACTATAGTTATTGTTTGCTTTTCTCCCCCAGCACTACCACCTACAGTATATTCTTTAGCTACACCAAATTCTACACCTTCAGCACCCTCAACTCGGGACACCCTAAGTTTAGAACCAATTTCCAGAGCTTTCTTTATATTAGAGATGGTACCATCTGGTACAATTTCTTCACCATATATCCTTTGAAATTGTGAATAAGAACTGATAATTTCACTTGGGTCATTAAAATTACCCTTAGTAGTCCTAGCAACCACATGGGATATACCTAATAAAGGTACACTAGATTGAACATTGTTGTTTTTAAAGTTGAATTCAACTTTTGGAGTATTAGGCATAGTATTATGTTTTTAAAATGTGAATTAATTATTTGTTATTTTTGTACTTTTCCAGTAAATTAGTTTTAGCTACAATATAAAAAGTAGTATATATACTAAAGATGTAATCTATGGCTAATATTAATAATAAAAAACCTAGCCCTTTACTTATAAAAGCATATAGGGTTAATACAAAACATATAATCCCAATCAAAAAGATTATAAAAACTTGTTTCTTCATACCAATGTAGTTTTATTTGCTATTTACATGTATATTTTCATTATAATCAGCCAATAATAAATTAATATCCACTATGGGTACCAAATAAGATTCTTGGGCCTTTTCAAGTACTAAAGTATCTTGTATAAGAAATTCATATACTTTTTCCATTAACCCAAGTTCTAGATTCGGTATATCAAAGAAATTAACCAACTCTACAAATATATTACCAGAGAATAGGAATTTCTGTTGATTATATGGTTTTACATAACCCCTTTGAGGTATACTCCAAAACAGAATTTTATGTAAAAGCCTCAAATCATCTTGATTATTTGCTACTAAATGAACGTCTATATATTGGTCTATGGTTTCATAAGGTTCCTCGGTAACTGTAAAGCCTACACCTTCTTCCTTCTCTATTAATTGTCTAGGTAAACCAATATTCCCTGGATAAAATCCTTTAGCATTTACCACTATACGTGGAGTTAGTTTAATATCCTTAGATTGGTTATTACCAGTACCAAATATTTGAATATATTTGGTTAATTTAGATATATCTTCTTTAAATCTTTGTTGATTTTGTGTATTTATAGGTAAGTATTCATTGGGGTCTACGGTAAATCCCAATTCTTTGGCCACATTTAGTATTGAACAATATATGGACCTCTCTATAATCTCTTGAGAATCTACCATCTTACTTGATTGGCTTTTATACTGAAATCAGTTCTTAACTGTTTTCGTATATTAGTTAAAATTAATTTCCTCAGATATTCTTTACCACCTACGGCTCTTAATGAAGGAGCCCATAGAGGTCTTGGGGGTATGGTACCAGAAGACCCACCACTACCATATCCTCCAGTACCATATTCCAATATTATAGCTAACTGATTTAAAGTTATTCCTCCACTAGATAGCCTTGATTTACCAATTGGTAAACCAACTAAAGTCCTAGACTTATATTTAAATAATCCTACTGACTTGTGGTATAAACCGGTTAAGTAGTAAATTGGGTGTTCCCCATACTTATCAATGGTAGCCCTAGATAGAGGTTCCCAATATACTCCTGAACCCCTTGGAGGAATACCAGTAGCTATAGATGTTTTTACTATCCTTAATAATCTTTTAGAAAACCTATCAATTGAAATATCATAACCTTTTTGTATAGACTTGGCTACTCCAGTAACTACACTATCAACTTTAACCCAATCTCCATACAATTTTACCTCTATACCTAGATTATCTATATTGGGTATAGTTATATTTACTTTCTTAGCCATAAGTATATACTATTGACATTCACCATCATAGGGTGTTAAATATTGATATTCTAAAACAAATCCCAAATTTGTTTTTATTAACTTAATTAACCTAGCACCATCACTTTGAATTGAACTTTGTTCTTTATATCCAACCTGATACATATCAAAACTACCAGTATCAAAAACAAAACTGAAGGTATTAAATGTACCACCAGCATTCAATATGGGTTGAATAATATAAGCTATTGGGTTTGTATCTGTAAAAGTAGATGCTTTTATAGTAATATTAGTACAAAGTAGTGCACTACTGTTAACATGTAATATATCTCCTCCAGATATATTAAAATTACCAATAGCAATAGTTTTAAAATTGTACTTATCTTTCTTAGTACCAACTTCGGAAGTTAAATCATCAATATCATTATTGATACTGGTTAAGTCAGTTTTCTTAGCATAGCTACCTAAGTCAGTTTTCTTAGCATAGCTACCTAAGTCAGTTTTCTTAGCATAGCTATCTAAGTCAGTTTTCTTAGCATAGCTACCTAAGTCAGTTTTCTTAGCATAATCAGATAAATCAGCAGTTGGGGCTAAATCAGCAATGCTTTGTAATGTAACACTCTGAGTAGCTGATACCTGTATTTTTTCATTACCTACTGGTTTTACTACTGAGAATTGGCTTATGTCTTTAAATTCAGGCATGGTATTAAAACTTTTTAAAGTATTATTAAAAAAATATTATCTATCATAGTCTATAGCGTATAAATCAGCTACAGCTGATGATCTTACTAAAAGTGTTCTCCATAACTCTGATTTTTCATCTTGAGTAAGGGTCCATTTAGTACCATTAAATTGTGGCAAACTACTACTACTACTTCTTATAACCGCATAATTACCGTAAGACCTTAATACATCTTTAAGTAAATTTATCAAATTTGATTTATGATTAGAATTTTTCAATAGAAACACTAAACCAATTTGCTGTACACTTGGCCAGGTAGTATTTCCTGTTAATGTGGTACCATCAACTTGACCAGAGGAATCAGTTATAGTAAAAGTAAATTTTCTACTAATATCTACTATTATAACATTTGGTGTTAATAGGTTAATATTACCTTCAGTTCTACCAATGCTACCAACCACTATGGCTTTCCTACTCTTAATAACTCTAAATTCAGCCAAAGCATTATTAGAGCCATATTCTCCACCTACACCAAACTGTAGATAAACTTGTTCACTAGAAGTCTTATCATTTAACCTCACCACATGTATTGATATCCTAGTTACTGAATTGCCATTACTTACATCTCCCTGCTGACTAAGTATCTCTGGGTTTTCTAAAGCATCTATTGGATATTGAATACTAGCAACATTATCTGATGGTAATTTAGAAGATAGGGTGGGTATTACAGCTTTACCTTTTACTACAGTACTACCAGAAGTATATACTTCACTCCCTTTTACTGTCACATCATATATAAAATACCCTCCATAATCTAACCCATCTGGGTAGTTAGTTTTATCAGTAAATATACTTCCACTGCTAGTCTTTTTATAACCTACATAACTAACAGTATTAGTACTTAAATCATAGGATTCTACCTTATTACCACTTAGTAGTAAAGTATATTTATTAAAGTTTACAAAATTTGTTTTATTGGTATTATACCTATTAGCAGCTTCCGTTTCACTTACTATGGATACACCCAATATCACATTTGCCTTATACTGATTTATGTTGGTTGTACCATAAGAATTGTAGGTAATTCTGATACCATCATTAAATAAGTTAGTAGTATGACTATTAGTAACAATTTCTGTTCTACTAACTCTACCAGTAGAACTTTCTACCAGACCAATCTTTATATAAACAATCTTTCCTGGGTAAGCTTCTGATGCTGGTACTAAAGATTCTTCCTTATATCCACTACTATAAGTAACCGTTTTTTGTACTACAGCTGGATTATCAGCCATAATCTTTATAGGGTTAGAAGTAGTTACTGCCGATGCTGGTAATACATATTGACTATTTATTTGTTGATTGTTATATAGAGCAACTGATACACCACTAAATCTACCATCACCTCCAAAACCAACAATATCATTAGAATATGTAGTACTAATAATACTATCGGCTGATTGGGTAGTGGTAGCTGTTACTTCTGCCGAGGTTTTACCATTTAAAGTAACTTTTATTGCTATAGTACCACTCCTAGAAGAATCATTACCTGTATTACTAGCCCAAGTTACATTAGCCATATTATCTACTGATAAACCAGTAACTGGGCTTACTATCCTTACACTAGAAAAATCACTAGCTACTAAATCATCGGTTTCCCAACTAACAGTATATTCAGTACCAGTATTATTATATTTATATTTTTGAGTTACATATATCGTTGGTTTAATTTTACCACCAGTTACTCCAGCCTCATTAACATATTCAAATATACTTATTACTGGATTACTATATATCTTCTGACCAGCTGATTGGGTGAATGTAATAGTTTTAGTATTAGTTTTACTACCTTCTCCTGTAGCTATTACATTTACTTGGTAACTCCTACTAGAAGTAGTGTTATTATTAGTATAAGTTACTTTATTACCACTTAAACTAAACCCACTAGAACTACTTACTTGAGTATATGATAAAGAGATACCACCATTAGCTGCAGTATTATTTTTAGTAGAACCAGAAGTATAAGATACTGTCTGACTAGCAGTGGGATTTATGGTATAAGTTCCCCCAGTAGCATCTAAGTTTACAGGAGAAGTTACAGTTAAACTTACATTACCATAACTAGCACTGTTAGCTTCTAAATATATGGCTAAACTATCAGTTACATTTATAAGTCCAGAAGTATAAGTAGCTTTAACTATAATACTCCTTTTATTACCTACAGTTGTACCTCTATTTACCCCAGTAACTAACCCTTTACTACTAACTGTAAAGTAACTACCTTCTCCACTAGAAGTATTAACATAGGTTGAATTTACAAGTGCTGAATTTTCTAACCTATCACCTATATAAGTTTCTAATATGGTTTGCAATTGTATACTACCACCACTAGCTGGAATGGTATTAGATGCTCCCCCTTGTACACTAATTATAAGTCTATAAGTATAAACTGCTTTTTCTTGTATTACATTTAATGTAGCTTTGGATTGAGTACCAGTATTTACCCCAGATTTGATAGTAGAAAAAGTTAAACTTTTACTCCTCTCTTTACCTTCTTTGTTCTCATCAGAACCAATATACACTTTTTGACTATGTTCATCTGGTTTCATATAAACATATAGCTTATCATTACCAGAACTATCCCATGGTATACTTATCTTAGTATAATCAGATAAATCAGGTACATCTCTTGTAACCCTATTTGATTTAAGCTTTATATCCATACAGTATAAAATTATTGTATATACCCCGCTTTATTATCATCATATATAGAAGTCTGACTCTCAAAAGTAGCTACTACTAAATTATCTATCTGTTGTAATACCCTTAAGTAAGCTACAGCTTGGAATCCTTCTTGATTAGCAGGGATTACCCCCTGGAAACCAAAAATCTTAGTTCTTTCCATACCAGAATTATTACTATCGGATGATACTGATATAATCCCAGTGGATTCTACTTTAGAAAAATTCAAATATATATAATCAGTAGTACCATCTGCCCATGGTATAGCTACAAAAGTATTTTGGTCTGCCATAATATTAGATATTATACAAAATTAGAGGTATGGGGAAGAACATTCAACCTCCCCATACCTAAATATTCTAAATTTACTAAGCCACCGTAAAGGTAGTATTTGTGGTAACCTGCACGGATACTTCGGAACCATTCTGAGGAACATCTATTGTAGTAGGTGTTACTTCCAGGGTAGGATCACCAGCTGTCTGATTAAGGGTTATAGTTGCAGTAATCTCTGCACCTCCACCACCAACAACTGTGATTTGCTGGGACCTAGCTTCTACTGTATCATTCTCTATACCTTGTAGTGTTAAAGTAAAAGCATACTTAGCTGTTGCTCCTGGGTCTCCTTCTATAGCTACCCCATTGACTGTATTCTCTCCAGCTGCTTGGTAAGTAATAGAAGAGATATCAGCAGTAACTATATCTCCACTGCCTTTAGTAAAAGTTAATTTTGTAGAGTTAGAAGTACCAGTAATAGTAATGGTTCCCCCACTTTTACTAACTGACATGGAAGAACCATTATCAAAATTGACAAACTCATTTGCAGGGACGTGGTTTGCTACAAACTGTTTATTTTCTGCTCCAGGGGCACTAACAGTAAAAGTAGCTTTTTGCACTACTCGGTTACCCCTATTTGCAACTTGAGCTTTTACTTTTAATGTGGTATCCCCTGAACCACTACTAGGATTTACTATAATCCCATTTTTTGTTACATCTGCCATTTTTTTTTTATTTTACAGAAAATTCTGTATTAGTAAATACTTGATTTGTGTCTTGAAAATCATTTTCTTTGTTAAGAAAAATAATCTCCTTTTCCAATGAAAGCTTAGATATATCTCCTTTTTCATATATACAAATCTTATTCATATATATTCTAGAAACATATCTTTTATTTAAAATAAATAATGCTACTTTCCTCTTACCTACTACTATGTGGTTTAAAGGGTTTGCCATATTATTAAGATTTAACTCACATCTACATCCATAATCTTTTCACTTATAGGTTTACCTGTATCTATTTCTATCAATTTAAAATATAATGAATATTTACCTAGTTTGCTAAAATTCATAACAAATGGAGTAGTTTCATTATACTCTACTGGGATATTAAAACCATTGGGAGGACCCCAATAACCTTGGTCTATAAAATCATATTTTGTACCAGTAGAATCATAAGCATACCCGGTAACCTGAGAATCATCTGGTTTGTTAGTAGTACCAAACAAAACTCTTACTCTATTTACACCCTCTTTACCTATCAAAATGGTATATAAAGTTACATTACCATTTATGGGTTTATTATTAACTGGTACACTTTCAAACCCTACATAAAAATTATAGGTAGCTTTATCTGGTAACGGTTCATATTGACAATACATTATGTTATCCTCTACTAATGGGATTTCTGTAACTACCTCTATACCTCTTATAGTGGAAGATGATATAAATACTTGGTTATCTCCTGGAGGATTTAATTTTTTAATGTAGGATTCAAGCCTATCATCTTCTTTTACCCTCTCAGCTTTTTCTTCATCTAACTTACCTTGAAAGGTAGTTGAAGTATCTTGAATTAGTTGTGTTAAGTATATCCTAAGACCACTATCTCCATTAATCCTATCCTGAATTTCCTTGTTCAAAGCTTGATTTAAAGCTTCTACACTTATATTAGGATTATCAATTATAGAATTTATTTGAGATTGTAGAGCATTATCTGCATTTACTCTATTGGTTGATTCATCACCTAACCCTTTTTCTAATAAAGTTAATCTACTATAGATATCATCATAAGTAGAAGAAGTTGGAATACTTATCCAACTACCAATATCAAGCCAATTAACTGCAGATTTACCCCCAAATATCCATAACTCAGGTTTATCACTTTTATTTAAAAAAGTAATCAATCTACCTGGAGTACGTTCTTTTTCTGGTACTAATACTATAGCATCACTTAAAGTTAATTTCAATAAATTGTTATCACAACATGGGTTTAGATATCGTATGGAACAATTTATTAAACCATCAGCTAATATTTTATTTAACTCATCTACTGTATAATTAAGTGATGGTTCTGTACAATTACATTCAGCCATATCTCTTATATAAATTAATATATTATTACACCATCTTTAGTACATACACATGGTATATTGGGCTCCCCAGTAACTTTTATTGGTAAGTTACATATATCTTTTATCTTATTACCTTCTGAATCTATTAACCAAATACCATCATTATTTACTACCCTTATTTGATTAGCATAGGTTTCTAATATCCTTCTAGACTCTTCCTCATCTTCTCTGGATAGTATTATAAAAAATAATAAGGCTTCATTACTAGCTTGAGCTACTTGAGTATCTCCATCTGGTTTATAAACTTTACCATTTAATATAAATCTATCCTCTGACCAATTAAAGTCCCAATATCCATAAATATCTAGAAACCTATTCTTTCTTAAGAGATTAGCCGAAATATATAGTATAGTATTGGAATTATCAGTTTCACCTGAAATTGTGGGTTTATTTGTAGGCCAGGTCCTTATATAATTGTATTGGAACAAACCATCCAATTGAGTGGGTATATATTTTGCACCACTATCTTCACCATAAGCAAGAGGTTGAGCAATCTTATTGAGCCATAGAAATGGTTGTTTACCAGCATCAACATCTATAAAATCAGTAATGATTTTTTTATACCTTTCCCATTGTTTTTCAGAAACTCTTTTTATACCTCTTGCCATACTACTTACTTATTTACAACTACAAAGGGGTCTGGTCCTTTTAACCCATTAGAATCTCTCCTATTAACAACTCTTGGTACAACTACTTTACTCATAGGATTGTTACATATAGGGAGTAATATATCTAACCTATCAGCTAACATACATAAATTTTGCCTAATCAAATCTACTACTCCACCTGGTTGCATTGCTTTAATTAGGTTAGATGTATATTCAGAATCCATTTCTGAAGCATTAAAATACTCTACTTCAGTAGGACCAGTTTTTATGGCTTTTATATTGCCATTACTATCACCATCTTCTACATCTGAAATATTATCTTGACTGGAATTATTTGATAATACAATATTGTATGTAGCTTTTAACATATTGGATATTCCTACTACCATATAATCATAGGCAGCTAATTCCATTATTAGTTGATTTTCTAGAGCTTCATAATATAATTCATTATTATATTCTTCTATTGGGATTTTATGATTTACTAGTGGTTGTATATACAACTGCCATTTTTCAATGAATTGTTTCTTAACATTTATAGGAATGTACCCAAATATGTTAGTTGGAATGTAGGTATCTATAAGTTTATAGATAGTATCTGATAAGGTAGTTTTTACTACATTTGATACAGCTACTTTTTGGGTACATTGTCCAACTACTTGTAGGTCATTATTCAATACTGATAATATAACTTTGTAGAATTTGGATTTACCATATACATGTATTGGATTTTCCTCTTCTGAGTTACTATTATCTCCAAAGTCCCAGCGGTATAAATAACCAACTGGGACTCCTTCAGATAAATTATCAAAACTTACTTCTAAACCTACAGTAGTAAAATTATAATCTACTACCATATCAAATTACTGATTAATATTCTAGGATTCAGAAGTAAATTCTTCAACAATAGCTTGTACTAAGGTATCTTTAGTATCACCACTCTCTACTTCAATATCCATAGAAGAAGCAATATCAGATAATTCTTGCATAGTAAAAGCTTTCTTAATCTTTTTTACATCAATACCATTTTTTACCATATCTTTTATGGTATTGGTACGTTCTTCAACACTATATTTAGGCTCAGTATTAGTAATACCATCTACTGCAATAACCAGATGACCTCCATTTAAAGCAGCCTTTACTCTCCTGGATTGATACTGAGCATTAGTTAAAGTTACTACTTCTCCTTTTTTTACAGTTATGCCAGTAGATTGGTCATGAAATATACCAGCATTCTTTCCTGTTGTTACTTTATATGACATAGTTGAGTTTTCTTTTGATTATTAAACTGAAAAAAGTGGTGGAGTATTTATTTCTCCACCACCAAACCTGTTTTTACTGAATATTAATGGATAAGTAGGGGTCTACATCCATGTAATCGGGAAACCCACTATCAGTGAACTCTTTGCTACCATCAAGCAATACACTAGCATCCTGATACATCTTGGAGAAGCCAGTAGTAATAGTAGCATAGATTGCTTCAGTTTGATTAGATACAATTCGTTCAGACTCAAGCATTAACTGCCTTGCAGTAAGTTTAATAAGAGCAGCACGAGGGTCAATAAGCATCAACTCATTATCAGGTACTCCAGGATGGATATAGAAATCTGCATCCGTAGGTACAGGTGTCTTAAGATTAAGTGTAGTCATAGGAGTACCAGACTGCCTATTCTTAAACTCAGAAAGGTCTAATACTTGGAGAGCTACATCCTCCCCACCAATCATAGTACGGAAATTCCTACCCAACCTAGATGCACGAATCCATACCCTTAAGATATCTTTGTACTGAATACCGTTAGTAGTGTTATCTACACCAATTACAGGAGCAGATTCAGAACCATCAGGTTGGTTACCATTGATAAGAATATCCATTGCTAAGGTATCAAGAGCATAACCGAGTTGTACTCCAAAATCCCTTATAAAGATACCCATTACATCAAGAGATACATAATTCCTTACCTCATCAGTAATCTTAAAACCTTTACCTACTTTGAAAAGTTTTACAGTCTTCTGCCCAAAGCTAACATCCCCCAAGGGAATAGTTTCGGCCTCATTAACCTTATTGGGAGCAGCATCGGAAGGATTAACAAAGGGCATAATAGCTGATAACCCATTGATTGCCTGGTCAGAAGAAATGATATTGGGGTAGAAAGGTGCTTCTTTCATCCCCAGATAGATAGCATTACGTATAATTTCAGGTACTATCCACCTAATAGAGGGGTCGGGCATTGTAAAGATATTATACATGGTATCAACTTTGGGATTAATACCAAGCTTTTCCATATAATCATCCATGGAAATAGCATACCTACTCTTTACAAAATCCTCTAAGGATATATCTACAGGCCTACTGTTATTGGAACCAGAACGAAAAGCGTCCAATTGCTGAATCGTGTTAGGTAATTCCCTAACAAAATCCTCGGATTTGTACTTACTAATATCTACCATGATTTAAGATATAAAAAATTTATTTTCAATGATTGTTTTTTAACGTACTAAAATTTGGATAAGCTCATTAGCTTCAGTTGCGGGGTTTATGGAAATAAATGTGGGATGTCCCTCTGCTTCATCCCTTTTATAGGTTACATAAATAGAATCTTCACTAAGACTTACAGGAACAACAGGACCAGCATCCAAAGCAGCTTGGGCCAAACCATATACAATAGCATAAGCTTGTACCATTACAGTTACTTCTACACCTAAAGCTGTTGCAGGATATGCAGGATATTCACTATTAGTTACCGCAATACCAAGAAATACTCCAGTACCATAATAAGGTTGGATAGTACCATCGGTATTAAGAGCAACAGGCTGCCCTTGAATAATGGTTTGTCCAGATTTTACTGGGAAAGCTTGATGAAGCTTATAAGATTCACTTTTATGAATCACAGCTTTGGGGGTAGGAGTACCCACCTTAGCCATAGTCTGAAGATTGTTAAATTTCATTTTGATTAAAATATTAAAGTTATTAAATTATTGGATTTTAATTACTTCCTGAGTTTAGAATCAGCAATGCTTCTTAAAGTCTGGTAGGGATTACTATCTTCATACTCTTCTTTATTGCTATCAACACTTATACTAGAACCCCTACTTACATTATGTGAACCACAATCATCACAATGTAAAGGGAATTTCTCATTAAGGGACCTATCATATGAATCCTTTAAAGCTAAGAGAGTTTCTAAATTATTGGTACTTTCAATCAGGTTTAAAATATTTTCATCTACTTTTTCACCTTCTAATTTCTTGTAAGAAACTACTACAGACTCCTTTACTTCCTTTAAATGAGCAGTACCAATTTCTACTAAATCTTTATTTGTATTAGTAGCTTTAACTACTTGTTCCTTTAATTCATTTACATTTTTTTCAGCATTAGCTAAATTCTCTTTTAAAGAAGTAGTTTCAGATACCAACTCTTTTACTTTGTTAAGTACTAAGTCCAAGTTAGGATTCTCACCATCAATTAAACTTAATGTACCTTCCTTGAATACCTCATCAAGAAATTTACTTAATTCTTCATTCATATTTTCATTTTTGTTTTGGTTAAAAATATTCCCTTTATTATTTATTTTACTGGTATTGTACATTATATCTACCTCTTTGCATCCCTTAAAGTCGAAGAATGATAGCTTACTTTTCAATTCATCGATACTCATTGGTTGCATATCCGAGAAAGAATAATACTCAGCCCCTGCATATTGAGGATTATTTATCTTGCCATCCTTTATTAATTGGGCAAATGGGTCTGCACCATGGGATACCAAGGAAGTTTCTTTATAGGATATAATTTTAGTAACTATCCTACGTACCATAGTACCATCATCCATGTACTTACCCAAATTATCATAGAATTCCCACTCTTTCTCAAAATTATGAGAGGGTTTCCATTCAAATTTTACAGTTACTGAATTAGAGTGTATAGAAGGAGGGTCCATGTATATACCTCTAACTATACGAGGATTAGAAATTCCATCTATTTTTAATACAGCATTTATACCACCAGGAATCTCTATACCATTATCAGTATATTTATTTTGCCATACTACTGATTTTATGGAACCTATAGCATTAGCTACATCTGTCTCATGGTCACAATTAACAGTTTGACCAACCAATAAACTCATGGACTCTTTAAGAACCTTTTCAGTAAATTCAGTTGGCATGTAATTTTTAGCTACTATACATGCCGATAACATCCTGAACATAGGTTCTATGAACTCCTCTTCCCTGGGATTAAACTGTTCTGGTTTAACATCGGGATAGTAAGTATTATAATTTGAATTACTACCAAATAACCCAAACTTATCTACACTCTCTTGGTCCTTTTTAGATACCTCATAAAACTTATCTGATATAATACCTGGTTCTAATTTTATACCAGGTACATGAGATACTAACATACTATGACCTGAACCAAGTATCATAGTATCACTATAAATTTTTTCTTTCATATTTTTGGATATTTGAAATTTAATATTGACTGTTATCTAGTACGAGTATCTTGGTCACCTCTTTTGGGATTAGGATTCTTTTTATCTCTAACCCTCCTATCCGATGTATCTTTATCTGCTTCTCTTTTTTGTTTTTTAGCATTTTCTTCAGGGGTACTTATAGTATCACTACCTTCTTTATTTACTCTGGGTTCTAACATATCAGGTTTATCATAACCCATCTCCCAAGCAAATTGTTCCTGACTTATAATACCCCTATCATATAAGGCTGATAAATTCCTTATCTTGTACTCAAGTCCCTGTTGTACTTTTAATTCATCTGAGATAGTTGAAGTACCAAAGGTAACTTTTACTCCTTTGTTGTTAAATCCCGCTAACCTTAATTCTAGAGAGTAGATAAATTCTAGTACATATTTTACTAGCATTTGTATATTTCTCAACTGGGATATCATCTTAGATAAGGAAATACCAGCCCCACCTTCAGTATTATTAGTTTGTACTCCTATCAAACTACTGTTTACTCCTAAACCATTGGCTACAGATTGTTGATTCATCCTCCATGGTTGTTCTATATTTTGAAGTGATTGTGTAGTTGAATTTAATTTGAATTCATGGTCTTCTTTAAAACCTGTTACTACACCATCACTTAAACCACCCATTAAGTTAGTTTTCAACTTCCTTAGTAAACCAGACAGCCTAGCACTATATTCAGTTTCTGATTCCGAGGGTTTTCTAGCAGGTTTTTCCATTTTTGCCTCTAGAAAACCTACCATACCCATCAACTCCATGATATGTTTAAAATTCAACCTCATATCATGTTGACCTTTTAGGGAATCTAAGGCTGCTATAAAAGGAGGTACTCCATATGGTTCATCTATATCATTATACATACTAACATACAAATAAGTCTCAGTATTTAACTTTATATACTGAGGCTTACCGTTAGTAATCATATTTTGATTTATTTGGTATGGTTGATATACTCCATTATTCAAACGTCTAAAAATGATATTTTCTGGGTTAAGGAAAACAATTGTAGATAAACCATCTAAATTTTCATTGGGTATAGCTTCTATGGATATTGCTCCACTAATCAAACATTGTACAATAAATTTATTTACTAAACCATCTACCCCAGCAGTATATCTACTCCATTTTTTAGAAACTTCTTGTAGATGATTTAACATACGTTCAGAGTTCTCTGAGGTATCTTTTGGAAATGATATAGTATGGCCAGTATTAGCCAATTTAAACATATCCTGTAAAGATATACTTACATCTGGATTTACCTTATAAAGGTCTCTTATTAATGGTATTAACTCTTTCCTAAAGGATGGTTCTACCAGATTGGTAAGATTTTTTAAAGTAGAGATTATACCACTATTATCAGGAACTGATACTCTACCGGGGGAAATAGTACCATCACTTTTCTCATCTTCTTTCTGACTGATTTTAGTAGGGATATCCTTCTCAACTGGTTTCCTACTAAAAATTTTCCAATTTAATTTAGGCATATGATTTTGAAATTTAATTTACAGAGGTAAAACAATGGTATCATTTCTGGGGGATTTTCTTATATGGTTACATATAGCTTTGCCAAATATATCATCATCAGAATAAGCCTGAGCTTCTAAATCTATATCAATTGAAGAATTTAATGACTTATGTTTACCCCTAGCAACTGGTCTACCTAAACCATCATATATGAATGTATAGGCTTCTTGTACAAAAAATGGGTCTTTGATTATTAACAAATCTTCTCTTATGTCTTTCTCTAAGCTTTCAATAATTAGGCTCCTATTTTTCTGAGTAGTTAACCATCCAGGTACTTTTTCTTCTTCTGGTCTACCTCCTTTTTTATTTTTCAGAAGTTTTGTAGAGAAGTATAAGTTAGGATAACCTTCATCTTGAAGTTGTAAAGTTACTGCCATACCAATATCATTGGTTTCTGGAGCAATTTTGGCAAAATTAAACTTTTCTCCAGTATCTCCTAGAAGTTTAGCATACTGGTTTAGTGGTATCTTACCTTTGTATATTACTTGTTCTTCTCCTTTGGAATCCATACAAGTAAAAGAGGAGTAGTCTGTACCTCTACCAGTTGCACAGTCTGCTCCTATATAGTAATCTGTACCATCTATTGGTTCGTTAAATTCTCGGTATTGTCCTCCTAACCTAGTTTTAATTGGAGTATATTCACTAAGAGTATCTTCTATGGCTTTTATATCAACTAAATCAAATACTGTATTACCTGAAGATAAAAAGTCACCATCTATTTCTTGTGCAGTTCTTTTAGGACCAAGAGCACTTGACATTTCTAGATACCATTTTTCATCTCTTTCTGGGTGCATTTGCCAATATAACCTTATTGGGTTAAATGGGTTACCACCAGATAAAGCATCTACCCAAGTACCATGAAAGAAATTACCTATACCGTAAGGCGTGTTATGAGACACATAGTCTTCATTTATGAGGTAAGATTCATCATTTTCAACACAAATATCATAAATGGTATCATAATACTCCCTAACTACTTTTAGCTTAGAAAGGTATATACTAGTACCACGTTTACCAGATACAACACATTGAATATAAGGTTTACTCAGCTTAACTCCGAACTTATTCTCAACCTCCTGGGATATCTTCTCTAATACTCCATAATAGTAACCAAGTTCCTGATAACGATATCTTATGTAAGCTACCACTCTTAAATCGTAGTTGAATCCACCTTTCAATTTAGACCCAAGCCTCATTCCATAAGAATGTTTTGCAGCTTTTTTACCATTCTCAGCTACTGTAACTATCTGTAAGTTGGTTACATAGTTATCAGAAGGATTGTTGTTAATGTGGTCAACTACATACCCTTCTGGAATTTCTCCTAAGAATACTTTAGCCACCAAATTGTGGACACATATCTTTTTCTTTTGACCTTGATTCCAAAGCTGAATATTAAGATATCGTTCCCTACCTGAACATGGTCTTGGTAGCTTCTCTATCCTTGTCCCATTTTTTATAATGAATATTCTCCCCCAGTTGGATACTTCATAGTTTGGATAGCCTGGTATAGGTTTACATATTTCTTTCTTGGGTTTTATAGTTACTGGATTCTGCTCCAGGTCACCTATACCAGTATGATAAAATATAGCTGGTATATCTCGTTTGATTATTTCTGAAACAGGTAACCAACCCTCTATGGTATATAGCTTATGTTTTGGAGTACACTTAATAACTTTACCTTGTTCATTATGAACTTCCCAAGTTTTCAGTACACCTTTATTTACGGAACCAAGTACTCTCTGCCACTTACCTGTATGTGATAATACTTTTAGCCCAAGATGAGATATGTCCATCTTACCAAAAGTCTTTGGACATATAGAATCAACCCTAAAGGAACCATCTTTGCCGATTATCTGAGTATCTCCAGTGATACAAGAATTTACAATAGCTGAACCACCAGTTGAAAGGGTTGGGAATGCAGAAGCCCATATAGTAGAAGCCCACCTAACTATAGCTGCTTCATCAATAACCAATAAAGAAAGAGATTCAGAACGACCAGCTTGGTCAGAGGTAGGTATGGATTCTATTATTGACCCATTTGAAAATTCAATTGTAGATGCTGAACCATATTCTCCAAATCTACCATTGGTAATTGGTGTTTGTAAATACCAAGGTAGATTTTTATACATGAACTTGATTTTTTTAAGAACTTTCTTTGCTACTGTATCCTTGATTGAAATAATGTTAACCTTTTTATTTGGGTGATACATGGTTAACCATAAACAATACATAGCAATCAATTCAGTTATACCAGCTTGTCTGAACTTAAGGATTATATTGAACCTCTCTTTCAAAAACTGATACAATACTGATTTTTGATATGGGTATAAATCAAATTTAACCATACCAGTTACAGGATTTACAACATAACAAAAGGTAGAAAAGAAAAATACATCTTTACTTACCTTTGCTAAAGTCTTTAGTTGTTCCTGATTAAGATATTTCTGTTCTTTTATCTTATCCTTTCTTGGCATGGCTTACTAAAAGTTGTAACTAATTCTCAAATATACATCAAGTCCTAATTCTGATTTAAATTTTGGGTAATAGAAGGAATTCAAACCTACTTCATAATTAATTTTTCTAGTATTGTATTTTAAGCCTAAACTTAAATCATACATACTGTTGATAGGTCTATAGGTTATTCCCAATGTTGGAGAAAATCTTTTAATGAATGGTTTTCTTTTCCAACTTAATTGATTGTTAACATAGTTGTATGAATATAGTTCAGTGTTTATATCATAAGTTTTAGAGAATACATTACCTTTGACATCTAACAAGCTTAATTGTAGATTATCATCAGTAAATAGTAATTGTATTAACCTATCGGTATTTGGGTATCTAGTTAAGAATTCTGAAGATATATCAAATGAAGTAAACTTATCAGTATACACTCTAACAGTATCATGTATGATTTGAATTTCTTTTATTTCTTTTGGTTCTGATTCTAGGTATTTGGTTATATATTTCGGTTTTTCAATATACACATATTCAGGTTCTACCTTTAAAGGTTTTTCAATATACACAGTATCGGTAGTATTTGAAAGGTATTTGTTTTTGGTTTTTAAATCCTCAATTTTTTTGGATTGAGTTATTAACAAAAAAACTAGGATACCTAAGATTGCTAAGGTACCGATTATTAAAAAATTTTTAATTTGGTTTTTCATAGTTTTTTTCTTTCTTTATTTGTTATTATTTTCCTCCCATAAAAGGAAATTACTTATTTTTCCTTTATGGGGAAATA